ATCAATACAATCGCAGCAAGAAGAAGGGATGGACAAGGATCTTACATTGCTCAAAGTCAACAGTATGCACAAAAAAAAATAAATCATATGGCAGTAGTTGGTACATTTAGAACACATAATGATGGAAAAGGATTTAGAAAAATAAAAGATGGGGTATCTCCTTGCATTCCTGCAAGAGCAAGAGAGGATGGATCTGGACAACCAATAATACAAAATCAATCAAAAATAAGAAGATTGACACCTTTAGAATGTGAAAGACTTCAAGGATTCCCAGATAATTGGACAAAATACGGAACACAAGGAATCATATCAGATACACAGAGATATAAAATGTGCGGCAATGCAGTAACAGTTGATGTTGTTGAAGCAGTTGCAAAACAAATAATTAAAATAAAATGAGAGATTGGGAAATAACAGCAAGTTTATACTTTGGAATATTGTTCGGTTTTAGAACATACAAACACAAAGGATGCACAGATTATGTCTTGTATTTTCCATTTATAGATTTATCCTTAACAGTATATTATGAATGAACTAGAAAAAGAGCCGAAAACACTTAGCAAAAAACAGCTTATAAAATACTATGTAAATCTTTTAAAAAAAGCAAAAAAAGATAATCATAGAAAATACATAAACCACATGATAGGATTTCATAGTGGATTATTACCTCCGCCAAATAAGGAGATAACAAGTAGATTAAGATAACAATGAAAATACAATGAAAACAATACAACATTTAATTGGAGCTTGTGGCGAAAGGCATTTAAATCTAATAGATATTTTAATTCTTTTTGCGATTTGTTTTGCTCTTTTAAAAATATTAGAATTATGGCAAATGAAGAAAATTTAAAATCATGGAAGCCTGGAGAATCAGGCAATCCAAATGGCAGACCAAAAGGATCATTAAACAGGTCAACGATAGCGAGGAAATGGTTGCAGACAAAAACAAAGATTATGAATCCAATAAGCAACGAGGAGGAATCACTTACTCAAGAAGATATTGGAACTCTAGCTCTTATCAAAAAAGTCAGACAAGGAGATGTGGCGGCCTATAAAGCTTTAATGGATTCAAGCTATGGGCAACCAAAAGAAACGCTTGACTTAAATCAAATAGCAGAACAACCTTTATTTTTAGATGTTCCAGAAAACGACAGCGATACAGAAGATTCAGAAGCTAAAGAAGAGGAATAGAATAATTCAAGGAGGAACAAGTGCTTCTAAAACATTTGGCATCCTGGCATATTTAATCCACTATTTAACTAAACACTCAAAGTTAGAATGTTCGATTGTGGCACAAACATACCCACATTTAAAAAGAGGAGCTTTGCGTGATTTTAAAAAGATAATGGAAATGACAGGAAGATGGTTTCCAGATCGTTTCAACAAATCATCTTCAACATATCAATTCCTAAATGGATCAACAATAGAGTTTTTCTCTGCTGACCAGGAATCCAAACTTCGAGGAGCAAGGAGAAACATTCTTTTTTTAAACGAGGCAAACACAATCTCATACGATGCGTTTCTGCAACTTGCTGTACGTACTTCTGATTTCATATTTATAGACTTTAATCCAACACATGAATTTTGGGCAAATACAGAGCTTCAAAATGATCCTGATAGTGATTGGCTGGTTTTAACCTATAAAGACAACCAGGCAGCTCCAAAAGCGGCTGTAAAAGAAATATTAAAGGCAAAACAAAAAGCAGATAAGGGAAATGAGTTTTGGGCTAATTGGTTTGATGTTTACGGATTAGGAAAACTTGGGAAATTATCTGGAGCAGTTTTTCAGAATTGGGAGATCGGAGAATTTCAAGAAGTATCAAAATCAATATTTGGTCAAGATTATGGAATGAACGATCCAACAACTTTAATTCAAACATCAATCGACAAGGATAGAAAAATAATATATGCAAAGGAATGTTTTTACAAATCTAATTTAGTAACCTCAGAGATAGCAAAATTAAATCAAAGGTTTGCAAAGGATGATTTAATTATCGGAGATTCATCAGAGCCAAGATTAATTCTTGAGCTTTCTAAAACATCAAATATAAAACCATCAATAAAAGGACAGGGATCAGTAAACTTTGGAATTAGCATGATGCAAGACTATCAAATTATAATTGATTCAGATAGTCCAAATTTAATTAATGAGTTAAAAAATTACGTTTGGTTAGAGAAAAAAAGTCAAACACCTATCGATGCCTTTAATCATTGCATTGATGCCCTTAGATATGCAATAGCTTACCAATTAGCAAATCCCTACGCAGGGCAATATCACATAATTTAAATATATAAATACAAATATGAAACAAACATTTATTAAAACTAATTTAAGAGCATACACCTTTGAGGTCAAAAAAATTAAAACCTGGATTGAAAACAGAACAAAAAACGAAAAAAAAGTATTGAATTTGTTTTCTGGCAAAACTAAATTGAATATTAACGAGTTTAGAGTAGATATTGATAAAGAAGCAAAAGCAGATGTTTATATGGATGTATTAGAGTATCTAAAAAATTGTAATACAAAATACAACACAATAATCTTAGATCCGCCTTATTCAATAAGAAAATCAATGGAATACTATAAAGGAAATTATTCATCAAAATTTAAATTAATAGCTGATGAATGTGCAAGAATATCAGATAGGGTTATAAGTTTCGGTTATCATTCTACATTTTTAGGATTAAAAAGAGGATTCGATTTAGAGGAAATTTGTGTTTTTGGACATAGTGGATCACAACATTGCACTATTTCAATAATAGAAAAAAAAATTAAAAAAACTAGACCGAAAAAATAAATTCAATTGTATATATAATATAAACACATCAATGATAAGGCAAAAAATTAATGTCCCAAACAAACTCGCAGAGATAACACTAGGTCAGTATCAAAAGTTTAGTAAAATCTACACAGAAGATATTGACCAAGATTTCTTACAAAAGAAAATGATAGAAATATTTTGTGGTATCCCTATTGCAGAAGTAGATAAAATTAAATATGGATCAATAAAAAAAGTGATTGAAGTAATAAAAAAAATGTTTAATGAAAGACCAAATCTAAAAAAGACCTTTAATCTCGGAGGTGTAGAATTTGGCTTTCATCCTCAATTATCAGAAATGACTTTTGGAGAATTTGTAGATGCAGATACTTTCTCTGGAAATTGGGAAACAATGGACAAGGCAATGAGTGTTTTATATAGACCAATTAAAGACAAGTTTAACGAAAGCTATTTGATTGAAGATTACGATGGAGAAACAAAAGAGTTCATGAAACAAATGCCCTTAGATGTAGCATTTGGAGCAATTTTTTTTTTGTCGAATTTAAGAAACGAACTCATGAAACTTATCCTCAATTATTCAGCCAAAGAGATCAAGAAGATCACGCCACATCAGCGGCAAGTTTTGGAGCAAAGTGGGGATGGTATAGCTCAATGTATAGCCTCGCTAGAGAGGACATCACGAGATTTGAACAAGTTGAAAAATTAAATTTAAATACTTGTCTAACCTGGTTAACATTTGTAAAAGAAAAAAATGAACTCGAACAACGACAAATTAAAAATGCAAGACAAAAACAAATTAGTTGATTCTCTCTATGATAGAAACCTATTAACAGATGATGAAGAAATAGTTTTGTCGGATGGTTTTGAAGAAGCCTTAATTGGCGTAAGCACATCAGATCCAAAAGTTGCTGTATATGACTTTTGGAAAGGATTGGATTGCATTTTAAAAGAACATCCAGAAATGGAATTTAACGATGCTTTAGAATGGCTTGAAGATTTCAGTCAATTAAAAATAGAGGGCAATGAAGATTTAACTCCAATATTTCTTAAAACAATATGAACACATATTTTAAAGTCATAGATGACATAAAGACTGCATTATCATCAGAGCCTTTCATAAACAAAGTAAGTCAGGGGGACATCTACGAAATAGATTTAAACAAAAAAACAATATTCCCTCTGGCTCACATTCTTATCGAAGGTATTGACATACAAACCAACAGAATGTCTCTTAGACTAAGTTTGTTGTTAATGGTCTCCTTTCCCTCT